TCTGTTGGTGCAGGTATTCAATCTCTTAATGCTATGATTGAAACTCTTACAGGAATTGATGACAGGATGAATAACATTGAGTATGAATTTTTGACCCTTAAAGAATCAACTTATGTACAGAATGATATAGCTGTACTGTATGAGAAGATACAATCATTAGAGATGGCTGCACAGAATGTTGGTAGGTTTACTGAAGAAATGGCTACACTACAAGCTAACTTATATAACTTAGAGCAAACAGTTAGAGATGGTGGGTTTGATTTAGATAGATATTACTTACTAGAGAAATGGGAGTATCAAGAACTTAACGATTCGTTGACTAGGGTAGAAACACAAATACAAAGTGTTAACAATAATATGTGGGAACTTAACGATTTGAAATCTAGATTAGCTTACTTAGAGGCAGCTGGTCACGGACATTAATTATTGTTATACAGTGTAATAAATGTAATGAAACACCTATTGTTCGTAATAAAACTAGGTATTGTGGTAACATGGGTTGTATAGATTACAATAAAATTATTAGGAGAAGTTATGCAAAAAAAGAAAAAATCTGCGAAGAAGAATAAGCCTAAAAAAACTTATAAATATTAATATATGGCACATGCAGCACGTAAAGCTTCGTTAATTAAAAAGCACAATCTTAAAGGTGTTAACAAACCTAAACGTACTCCAGGTCATGCAACAAAATCACATATGGTTCTTGCACAAGAAGGCCACAATCTTAAACTAATTAGATTTGGTCAACAAGGTGTATCAGGTGCAGGTAAAAATCCTAAGTCAGCTAAAGATAAAGCTAGAAAAAAATCTTTTAAAGCTAGACATGCATCAAATATTAAAAAAGGTAAAATGTCTGCTGCATATTGGTCAGATAAGGTTAAGTGGTAAGATGGCTAAAGTTAGTTGGATGTGGGGTGGCAAACGTTATTATGGTACTTTAATTAGAGAAACTAAAACACATAAATTTGCTCGTACAGAAAATGGAAAGATTAAAAAAATAAAAAAATGATAGTATATACAAAAGCAGGTAAAGAATTCAAAGGCGCTCATCATAAAATGCCCAATGGACAAATTCATTCAGGTAAAAAACATACTAAAAATAGTAAGCGTTTATATAAAAAGAAACCTAAAAAATGAAATTAGAAGTATTAAGATTTAGTTCAGGAAAAGATTCAACATCTGGCATATTACTTGATACAAGTAACGGAAAGAAAACATTTCTTTGTTATACCTTAGAAGATGAACAACGTGAAGTAAAAGTATACGGTGAAACACGTATACCTGCAGGTACATACAAGCTTAAACTTCGTGAAGAAGGTGGATTTCATAACAAACATTTAGCAAGATACGGTGCAGATTGGCACAAAGGTATGATATGGGTACAGGATGTACCTAATTTTAAGTGGATTTTATGGCATTCAGGTAATACAGATGAAAATACTGCAGGTTGTTTGCTACTTGGAAATTCACAAGAAAGCAACTTAGTGAAAAAAGATGGGTTTATTGGTGCTAGTAGAGACGCATATAAACTTGTATACCCTCGTGTGTCTGAAGCTATACTATCAGGACAAGATGTAGAAGTTACATACATAGATTACGATGGAGACATACAATTAAGTAACAAAACTTCTCCAGACATGATACAACCAGATAGTATTATGGATAAACTACAAGAGATAAGTGGCGAACTGCATGTTGTTTCTGCTAAACTAGATGGCAGAAAGATAGATTAATGTCATTACCAGATTATAGATTAGTAGAAGAATATGAAAACACTAGGTTTTCTAAAGAATTTGCTGAACGTAAAAAAGCTAGACAAGCTAAAGCTAAAGCAGCATGGTCTAAAAAGTATGGTGAAAATTATACTAAACGTAAAACTCGTAATCGAGTTGTTACTAAAACTATAACACCTGCTGAAGCAGCAAAAATCAGAGCAGAAATACCTAAACCTTCTATAGGTAATGTTAAATCAAATATCCAAATAAATAATCCTAAAGGTGCTATTGGTCCTAGTAGAAAAACTGTAGGTAATAAAGTTGTTGGTAAATTAGCAGGAGAAATTTCTCCAATATCAAAAAATACTGTAAAACCTGTTTATACAGGAGTTGCAGGTTCATCACAAACATATATTGGAACTAGTGTAACAAATCCTAATACAAATCAAACAACATTTACACCTAAAGGTAAGATTGATAAAATTATAGCTTCTAAAGTAGCTAGTCAAACAGGTGCTAAAACTACAGGTAAAGCAATAGTAAAGTTCGCAGCTAAAGGTGCTACAAGGTTAATACCTGGTATAGGTACTGCTATGTTGGTTAAAGATATTTATGATGTAAACAAATGGGCTATGTCACAACCGAAAAAAAAGAAAAAAGATGCTAACATATACGGTACAGTATCAAGTAATAAAATATACAAGGGATATTAAATGAACGAAGAATATAAATCAATATTAGAAAAAACTGGCTGGACTTTTGTAGAAGCATTTATAGGTGCTTTAGCAGTTGCTCCTCTAGTAGGCGTAGACGCTAACGCATTACAGTTAGCTGCACTATCTGGTGCATCAGCTGCTCTAGTTGTTGTAAAAGAATTTGCTAAAAAAAAATTAGGTAAGTAATGAAACTAACTGTTACTAATCCTAATATGAAAGGCATGGGTAAGCGTGAAAAACTTATGCGTGCTAATCAAGAACAAAGTAAATCTAATGTATCAGCTGCAAGAGCTACAATGTACAAAGATAAAGCTTCTACACAATTTCAATTAGGTAATACATCATTAGCTAATCAATACAGTTTTAAATCTAAAAGCGCAGAAAAAAAATCTTATCAACAAAGTTATAGGGCTAGTAGGTATTCTAAGTAACACCTGAGTGTCTATCTAAATAACCTTCTAACAGTTCTCTATACGCTACTTTTGTACCCATAGACTGACGACCATCGTATATATCATGATGCCATTTACATAGTACAGCTGTATTATCTACATTATATTTGCGTGCTTTGTTGCCACCCATACCTATATCTTTAAGATGTGCTAGCTCTAACCATTTACCACTGCTACAATTTGCCCACTCACAGACGTTTCCAGCCCGTATAAAGGCTTGTTCTCTTATCTGTGCAATGTCATCCATCAACAGAGTACATAGTATATTTGAGTGTAATTTCTTCTCCTGCTTTTATAGGTTTAATAGGAAACAAATGACTAACTATTGTTCCATCAAATCTTTTAACTTCGCAGTTAGGTGTTTCACTATGATTAATAAAACCTCCTAAAGGTGTACGAAATACACTGCCTACTTCTTCGTACCATACATGTGTAACACCTAAAGAAGTTTCTAAATCTTTAATAGCTTTCAATGTAAACAAACCTAAACCCTCTATCTTGCTGGGTTGTATAGTCATATTGTTAGGTAAAGGTCTATATGTATCTTCTTTATCCATAAATTGTAAAGTATCTTCCTGATGGTAAGTTCCATGTCTTAGTTATATCGTTCCATCTACAGTCACCTTTATCAATCTCTGTATCACCTTCATAAATAGCATTAGATACATACATAAACAACTGTGAACTACATTTACCTTCTACTTTACCTATACCCATATCAACATAATCTATTAGTTTTTGTAAATAATCTAATGTATTTTCTGTTATAACTACTGCATGCTTTGATGAACCTGTCATAAGGTCACCTGGTGCAGTTTTATTAAGACCAACAGTTACACGTTTGTGTGCTAACTTTGATTCATTGTTACGTAGTGAATCTAAATTATGTGTTGTAGATATTTTTAAGTCTAAAGTTTCTTTATCTAATGTGTATGCAATCCATACTTCATTACCATTTTTATTAAGTCCTAAGAATCTTTTACCACCAAAGACAGTTTTCTTTTCTGCATTTTCTATCCAAGCATCTAACTTAGCATGCCATTCTATTTTGTCTTCATAGTTAGTATCTACATAAATTTCTTTAGATTTTGCAAATCTAGTATTCATAGGCATTATTC